TTGAAAATCGCTTTGTTGAAATTGCAAGAAAGTGTAATAGATATGAGGTTCTCACAAAAAACACATATAAAAATACTGTGCTAAAAGAATCCCAAGTTGCAAGTATGGAAGAATTTGTTGATAATGTAAAAGTACTAATTAATGCACTTGGCTATAAGGTATTGGATGCATATACTAATGCTATTCCAAAAGAAGATGCAGTTGGTGAAACGGAGAAAAAAGAAGATTTAAAACTATATCTGGAGCGTGTCATAAAAAATATAGGAAAAATTGAGGCACAGGGAACTATCACATCTGAAGGATTTATTGTACTAAAAGGAAGCCAAATATCTCCAGTAGATGATAGCACTGTTCCTGACACAATAAAAGAGCAAAGACGTACCAGTAATATTGTAGATGGTATATTGCAGGATGATATGCTTTTTTCAAGTCCATCAGGTGCTGCGATGTTTGTTGTTGGTAAAAGTGATAATGGATTGACTCGATGGAAAGATGAAAATGGTCGCACTTTAAAGGAAATTGAAAACTGTGAAATAATGAATGAAAATTAGTATTTTGTAAGCAGAAGGTGACAGCAGTATGGTTATTTGTCCAAAATGCAGATCAGATAGGACTGCACCAATATTATATGGTTATCCGTCCCATGAAGCTTTTGAAGCTGAAGAGCGGGGAGAACTTATCCTGGGTGGATGTGAGATGATAGATGGAATGCCACACGAGGATTATGGTTGCCTTGATTGTGGATACCGATGGTCAAAGGAACTGCTCCCAGCTACTCAGATTACAAAAATACGCTATAAGGTTGTGGAGAATGGTCCGTGCACGATAGATTTCCAACAGTCGTGGGTATATGAAATATATCCTGATGGAAGGTGTAAAGAATATACATACCAAGGACAGAATCGTAAATATCAGTTTAAGATGGAAGAGAAGGTATCTGAAAAGAAGGTATACAGACTTGTATGCAGTCTGCAGAAAATCATAGGAGCTCCATTATGGGAGAAGAATGTTGTTGAAGGACAGGTGTGCGACGGTTGTAGTTTTAACCTTCAGATAACTTATGCTGATAAGCGGAAAGAAATAATAAATGGTGATGTTGCCGGAGGTACGTTTGATTCCATATTGGAGAAATTTGTCTGCAGTATCTTTGGAAGACGATTTACAACTTGACAAATCGAACAAGTGTTCTTATAATAAAATCATCGCTACGTTAGGATACATATCGCAGAGTAACACTATCAGGTTGGTTCACTTTCCCTTGACTGACCACAGTATTAGGAGGCGATGGTTACATGACATTTGAAATCGGTTCGACAGCTTATATTGTCGAGAGCAACCGGATCATCCGTGAAGTGACTATAGTTAAGCGGAACGGAGATTTTTATATAATCCGGTTTGGCACAAGAGGCGGCATCCAAGTGAGAAGCAACAGGCTTTTTGCAAGCTATGAAGATGCGGATTCTTCCATACATAAAAAGATAGAAAAAAGGACGGGATATCGTTCTCCATATGACTACATACACTAAAGTAAATGGAAGGGGATAATTTTGCAAAAAAATATGATTGACAATCCCCTTCAAATTTTATATACTTTAGTTAGCAAGTTAGCGAACAAGCAAGCGTGCTAATGAATGAACACCGATATAAAAAGTGAAAATGCGAAAAAGTAAAAAAGCGAAAAACAAAGCGAAAACGAAAAGAAAAGTGAAAACAAAGAAAAGGTGAAAATTATGATGTATGCGAATTTTGGAGAATTTATAAGCAAGAAGAGAGTTGAAAAGAAAATCACACTGAGAAAAATGGCTGATATGTTAGGTGTATCCGCACCGTTTTTAACTGATGTAGAAAAAGACAGACGCAACCCCTTCGATATGGAAAAACTTACACAACTCGCACAGATACTGAATTTGTCAAAAGAAGAAAACGCACAGATGCTTGACCTTGCTGGAAAGAAGAGAAATGCCGTAGCACCAGACCTTCCAGAATATATTATGGAACGGGACTATGTCAGTGCAGCTTTGAGGACAGCAAGGGACTTGGATGCAGGAGAAGAAGAATGGAACCAGTTTGTCGAGGAACTGAGAAAGCGAAAGGGGTAAGAACCTATATATGTATAGACCTGAAATTAAAAGAAAGAGATCTGGGGCACCAGTGTTAAGCAGAAAAGAGATTGATGTTATCGGACAGAATATTGTCGGGGATTTTATGCCGGAAGCATTAAAATCTCCACAGGAAATAGATATCGATTTGTTGGCACAGGATTATCTGGGAATGGATCAGGATTTTCAGTACCTGTCGCACTGCGGTGTTTATCTTGGGATGACGGTGTTCAATGACACGGACAAAGTACCCGTGTATGATCCGCAGAATAACTGTGCAGATTATATCAGCGCAAAAGCACATACCGTGATAATCGATAAGATGCTCTTGGAAGAAAATCAGGAACACAGATATCGTTTTACGATGGGACACGAGGCAGGGCATGAGTTTTTACATAAAGAATATTTTGCCTATGATCCTGACCAGATAACACTGTTTGACCTGATGGGAGAAACTCCGGCACCAATGGTTCAGTGCCGTGTGGACACAAAGAAGATGGACTGCCGGACATCGAAAAGCTGGACAGACAGGGACTGGATGGAGTGGCAGGCGAATGCGTTATCATCTGCAGTTCTGATGCCTGTTTCAATGGTGCGGATGGTAGCTGAAAATTTTAAGCGGCCCGGACTACATCAGATTTTTTGTCATTATGCACTGGCTGAAGAAGTGGCTTCCGTATTTAATGTCTCATTTGAAGCAGCAGGATACAGACTGAAACAGCTTGGATATATTCCACAGGAGGCACAACTGAGTACAGATATCCTTAACATGATTTCTTTTGATTTGGCTTGTAATTACTAGCAGAAGGTTGAAGTATGCGGATTACAGAATGATCCGCATATTTTTTTACCCTAGGTGTTAGCAAATTAGCGAACAAATGAACACAAAGAAAATATAAATATTATATTACTTCATGGAATATATTACAGGGTTAATCAGTATAACACAATAATATAGGTTTCAGAATAAGATATGAAGGAATTGAAAAAATATGCATACTTTTTGTTATAACTTTTCGACACGAGGCATATCATAAAAAGAAAGATGTCAGATTATGGAAAGAAGGTGAGAACACATGGCAGATGGAGTGATACATAGATGCACCAAGGAGTGCCCATACAACAAAAAATGCTTTGTATGCAAAACAGAGACGGAAGTATTAGGGAATGTTGTGGTGCTTCATAAATGTGCAGTTACGAAAGAGGATATTCCGATTCAGATAGGAAAAGCAGAAAATGCCTGTGTTTTATGATGGGCAGAACAGTAAACTTAATAATCGGACTAGCTTGTAAAGACAGCCACTAGGATGTGCTGATATTACAGTAGCCTACGAAACAGGGATGTTAGTAGAATGCTGTAAAAAATCGGAGATTCTAGTGGCTTTCTTAAAGTCAGCCATTTTTAGCCAACAGCCTGTTTGTGTGACAGCCTGTTGGCTTTTTTGTTTCAAAAAAATGAAAAGCTGACGGATTAGGTTAATTACACAGATAATTTTCTCCATTGCAGTGAACAAAGAATTAAAGATTTTCAGGAACAGAAGGGAGAACAAGTATATAGATGCCTGACTACGATACGCATTTGGGCAGTATGGATGTTCTTCTGACCGATGAGATTCAGTTCAGCATTGGAGATAAAAATACCTAACCTTATATATTCTCCGTTTGAAAAAATTCAAAACACGATTTTTTTCATAATAAAAAAGCGAATAAAGAGAAGAAGGTAATAGGAAAAAATTTTCAAGAAAAAAATCGAATAGGAAATTAGTCTTCCTATTTGGATTTTATATTTCTATCAGACAAGGACGAAGGGAGGTGAAAAGCTGTGAGTGCAAATGAGCGAAGAGCTGAGATCATGCGAATCATGGTCGCACGAAGACAAGAGAATATGCAGGTTTTAGCTGCTGAGCTTGGTGTTACGGATAGAACTATCCGAAATGACATTCTTGTGCTTACGGCTGAGTATCCTCTTGAAACTACTAGAGGTAACGGAGGCGGTGTCCGTATCGCTGACTGGTATCATCCACATAAAAATATTTTTTCACAGGATCAGATTTCGGTTTTGGAACAGTTGATGGACAAGGCTGATGATGAACAGAAAAAAGTGCTTGACCAGATGCTCCGTGAATACGGCTCTAACAAGTATAGTCCTGCAGTCTAGGACAGGCGGATGACGATCTGCCATCCAAGTACATTATTGACGAGTACCCACGGCCATGAGAGCCGAATGTGAAAGGATGATTTTATTATGAAAAAGAAAATTTTTATCTGCAGCCCTTATCGGGGCAGAGTCGAGGAAAACAAAAAGAATGCAGTGAGCTATGCAAGGATCACTGCCATGTCAGGTGACGTTCCAATCGTACCACATCTCTATTTCCCATCATTCCTCGATGACAATATCCCAAACGAGCGAATGACAGGCATCGCAATGGGTCTTGAACTCATGGATATGTGCGATGAGGTGTATGTGTTCGGTTTCGACATCACGGAAGGCATGAAGTTTGAACTCGACCATGCAAAAGAAACAAGGAAGCCTGTAAGGCTTTATGATACAGATTTCAATCCCGTGAATGTCAGGACCATTCCTGTGGATGAACGTGCGGATGCCAGATACAAGGGCATCATCAGAAATCTGAAGGTGTTGAAGTAGGAGGTCCGCCATGTCAGCAGTCAATGTCCGTTACGGACTGTATCTGGGTGACCGCCTTATGGTCACTGCCGGAAAGAAAAAGAAGAAAGCAACCGTAGTAAAGGAGTACCCGTTCCATATTCTGATGGACTGGGGGAAGTACAAGTCCAGCGTAAACAAAATCGATGTGTATACAGGTGATGTGAAGCTGGCACGCATTTGAAAGGAGAGAACGCCATGAGTGAGGCATTGTTATTAGTGGCCGAGGGCTACGAGCAGATTGCTGCCGGAATCAGAAAGATGGTTGCAGCACAGAACGATACACCAAAGAAAGAGGAGAAGCCTGTGAAGAAGGCTGAAAAGAAAGAAACTCCTGTGGCAGATACACCGAAGGAAGAAGCTGCACCGAAGGAGACAGCCGTTGACAGAAAGACGGTCCGTGCTTTCCTTGCGGACAAGTCCAGATCAGGAAAGACCTCGGAGGTAAAGAACCTGATCGAGCAGTTCGGATTCCAGAAGCTGTCAGACGTTCCTGATGAGAAACTGCCGGAACTGTATGAGAAAGCGCAGGTGCTCTAATGGGCGGACATGCAAGGTTCTCCCCATCGTCCGGTAAAAGACGTCTGGAATGCCCACCATCGTTACTGTTGGAGGAGCAGTTCCCAGACGAAGAATCTCCCTTCGCAGCAGAGGGGAGTGCCGGGCATACGATGGCAGAGTACCTCATCAATAAGTATCTGAAGAAAAGGACTAAAAGACCTGTATCTGATTATTATTCGGATGAACTGCTCGAAGCCGTGGATGATTACGTGGAATATAACATCACCCAGATTGAACAGGCAAGGAAGGACTGTGATGAACCATTCATCGGAGTGGAACTGAAGGTCAGCCTTGCACACAGAATCAAGGACTGTTTCGGTACTGCAGATATGGTGGTGGTCGACTCCCATAAGATCCATATTATCGATCTGAAGCTCGGCAAGGGTGTGGTGGTCGATGCAGAACAGAATGTCCAGCTTATGATCTACGGACTGGGAGTGTTGGACATGCTCGGTTTCTTATATGAGATCGACACGGTGGAGCTTACCATCGTCCAGCCGAGGATCGAACATTTTTCCACCTGGGAGATATCAGCTGGGGAACTGCTTGCATGGGGAAAGGACGTCCTTGAACCGGGGGCAGCAAAGGCGCTTTCAGGTGAAGGAGAGTTTAAAGCCGGAGATCACTGCCGATTCTGCAAGGCAAGATTTACGTGCCGTGCAAGGGCAGAGGAATATTTAAAACTTGCCCAGATGGAATTTGCCGAGCCGGCCCTTATGTCGGATGAGGAAATTGCAGAAGTCCTTTCCAAGGCAGATGCGCTGAAGAAATGGGCAGAGGAGGTTTACACCTATGCTCAGAATGAAGCGGTAGTTAACCATAAAGAGTGGCCGGGCTACAAACTAGTCCTTGGAAGAAGCAATCGTAAATATACAGATGAAGAAGATGTTGCAGAGGCAGCACAGAAAGCCGGATACACGGATATCTTCAAAAAGAGCCTGATCGGCATTACCGAGATGGAAAGGCTGATGGGCAAAAAGAAATTTAATGAGATCCTTGGTTCACTGGTGTACAAGCCTGACGGCAAGGTCACACTGGTGCCGGATTCAGATAAAAGAGAAGCAGTTAAAACAGCAACCGCAGAAGCGGATTTTAAGGAGGACTAAATTATGACAACAGCAAATTTAACCAAAGTAATCGTACCTTGCAGACTCAGCTATGCACACCTGTGGGAGCCGGATTCCATCAACGGAAGCGAACCGAAGTACTCTGTCTCCTGCATCATCGACAAGAAGGATAAGGAGACCATTGCCAAGATCAAGAAGGCAATCGAGGTGGCAAAGGATGAAGGAAAAGGCAAGTGGGGCGGTAAGATCCCGGCAAACCTGAAGACACCGTTAAGGGACGGTGACATCGACAGACCGGAGGATGAGGCATATGCAGACAGTATGTTCTTAAATGCCAACAGCAAACAGGCTCCTCAGATCGTGGACAGACAGGTACAGCCGATCCTTGACCAGAGCGAGGTATATTCCGGCTGCTACGGAAGGGTATCCATTACATTTTATGCTTACAACAGCAACGGCAACAAGGGCATTGCTGCCGGACTTGGAAATGTACAGAAGTTAAGGGACGGAGAGCCTCTCGGTTCCAGAGCCAATGCGAAGGATGAATTCGAGGCAGTGGATGCGGAGGATGATTTCCTCGCATAGGAACAAAGCAGTAGATCATAGGAAGGGCGGTGGCATACACCGCCCGGATACATAAAGGAGATCTTCTGGATGAGGACATGACATGGGACATCATGATGGAAAGATACCATGTGAGCCATACGATGATAGCAAAATACAGAAAAGCAGCATTGAAGGAACTGGATAAACAGTATGAATTGAGGGACAGACAGGTGGAAGCCTTTGTCCTCGGATAGGAGGTTTTTATGTGTAAGCGTGGAGATATTTATTATGTGGATTTTGGAGAAAAAGATGGAAGCAAGCAAGGCGGTGTCCGTCCGGCACTGGTGGTAAGCAACAATAAGGCAAATAAGCATTCCCCTGTTGTTACGGTCGTTCCGCTTTCTGCAAGGGTGTGGAAGAAAAAGTATCTTCCGACCCATGTGCAGATTCCCAAAGGCAGCGGTCTGAACAAGCCGAGCATGGCACTGGCAGAACAGGTGGAGACTCTTGATAAAACAAGGCTAGGAGAAAGGATCGGGGAAGTGCTGGATGACATGGTCATGGAACAGATCACAGTGGCACTCCAGATACAGATAGGTGCATATGCAGAGTACAATTAAGGCAGTCAGACGGCTGTCTTTTTTGTTTGCGTTATGGTAAAATATTAATATGCTTTTAATGTGTAAAATTGGGAAGGTGTGATATTTTATGTCTTATGAAGAAGATTATAGAGAACCTTATCGTGCAAAATGTGCTTGCGGTCAGGGTTATTTACAATTTTACAGGATACATCTGTCAAATGACTGGGGACAGGAAAAAGAGAATGATACGGCTGTTGAGATTTTCTGTGAAAGTTGTAAGAAAAAATATCATTATGAGAGAAATCACGGAAGCGATTATTTAGTTCCAGATGGATTATCATTTCCAAATCAGATTCCTGAATTGAATAGAAAATATTCTTATACCGATAGGGAGCAGCTTGTAAAAAAATATGGACAGGAAAAAATAGAGGCTATGGTAGCAGATATGACTGCACCAAAGCATCGTTTTATTAAAAATCTGGAAAATGACGATGCTATCGAATTTGCAAACTACTGGGCACAGTGGTATAGAAAAAAATCACTGGCACCGATGATATTATATCTGCAGAGTGTTCTGGAACAATATGGAGATTTGGAGCACAGCATTAAGTATAAAAAGCCATACAATGAAAAGTATCATCAGGAATGCGATACGTTTTCCAAAATGGAAATGGAAACAGAGGAAAAAAGTTATAGGCTGTTATTCCAATATGATAAACAACAGGATGAAGCCGATAAAGAGAGAAGAAGACGGGAGCAGGAACGTTATGAAGAAGAACATCGATATGATGATTTTGAGGCAGTTGTTCATTATGATTCGTCATATAAAAGAGATTTTTCCAATCAATACTGGGACAGTTATTTTATAAAAGAGTGTACAGATATGCAACATCTCTTTTTAGATAAGCCGAAATATGGAAAACCAGTAATAACAATTGCAAAAGAATATGCCTGTGTGTGCCAGATTTGTGGAAAGGAAGAGAAGATACTTTCATCCAGCATGAAGATATCATATGATGAGGAACGAGGGTATTATCTGGAAAAAAGCTGTAGCTGTCACGGTGTTTCATCTTTTGAAGCAAAAACAATGGATATATTAGATCAACTGGGAATTACTTATATCCGGGAAAAATCCTTTGATGGCTTGGTTGGAGATTCCGGAAAGAATCTTCGGTTTGATTTCATATTGTCAAAATCAGTAGACGAAACTGGGAAAGCAATATTTGATCTGGCAATAGAATTACAGGGACCACACCATTATAAAAAAGGATATTATGATGAATTCGGTACATACGTAACAAACGATTGTTCGGACAATAAAAGTATAAATGACAGGTTTGAGCGTCAGCTTAAATACGATGATAAAAAGAAGAAATATTGTCAGCAGCATGGAATCAGCTTAGAGTGCATTAAATATACGGCATCTAATGATATTGATCGTTTAGAAAAGATGCTTAGAAATATTTTGAAACAGCACGGATATCGGTATTTCGTTGAGAACGAGAAGCATGGTGAACAGATGGTGTACTAGAAGTGCACTAAAGGTGTACTGACTTTTTATTTTACAGGTGCTATGATTAAGATGGCAAAAATGGAAGGGAGCAGAAATGCTCCTTTTCTTTATGCCCGGAGGCGGTGTCTTTCCAATCCTTTCACACCGTCCGTGTACATAGAAGGGAGGAATGGCAGATGCCGATGAAACCAAAGAAACCGTGCAGACACCCCGGATGTCCGAAGCTGACAGACGGTCTGTACTGTGAGGAGCATGAAGCATTGCACCGTGGTGACAGGGCGAGCAGCAGCAAGCGTGGTTACAACAGGCGGTGGCAGAAGGCAAGGGCGAGGTACTTAAAAGCACATCCTTTGTGCGTGCAGTGTATGAAGGAAGGCAGGGCAGTGACCGCAACCGTTGTCGATCATGTGAAACCACACCGTGGTGATCCAGTCCTGTTCTGGGACGAGAAGAACTGGCAGAGCCTGTGCAAGCCCTGTCATGATAAAAAGACATGGAACGAAGATAACAATCCAGAGTATCGGTTCTGACGGCAGACCGTGGGGGTATCTGAATCTCTACAGGCTGAACCACTGAAGACCGATGGCCCCCTTTGCGTGAATTTTCGCAGAATTAAACAGGGGGGATATAAAAAGGGTATGGTAATTTTCGCAGAATGTACTTAAAACACGGCAAAAAGGGGTATTTCCTTTTGCCGGAAAATCAGGAAAAAAGCATTATTTAAGACTGGAAAACAGTGTAAAAACATTGTTTTTCCGGTCTTTTTTTGTGTGCCGGAAGGAGAGTGGAAAGGATGACGGACGCACAGGCAAAGCAGATCAATGAGATGCGGATGAAGGGGATGGGATATAAAGCCATAGGAATGGCAATCGGACTGTCCCGTGACATCGTAAGGAATTACTGCAAGAGACATAACCTTGCCGGATACGCCACGGTGGTTTCAAAAAATATGAAACTCATGGTGGACGGTAAAGAGGTGTGCCACTTCTGCGGTAATCCGATCACGCAGCCGAAGACAGGCAGACCGAGAAGGTTCTGCTGTGAAAAATGCAGAAGGGAATGGTGGAAGGCACACCCGGAAGCAGTGAAGAAAAGCGAGAAGGCTTCCTACACGCTTGTATGTGAGCAGTGCGGGAAGCCTTTCATTTCCTATGGAAACAAGAACAGAAAATACTGCGGCCGTGAATGTTATTTCCGGCACAGATTTTTAGCAGAGGAGGATATGGAAGATGCAGTTTCAGAGTTATAAAATAGCAGACCTTATCCCGGCTTCCTATAATCCGAGGAAGAAGTTAAAACCGGGTGATAAGGAATATGAAAAAATCAAGAACTCCATTAAAGAGTTTGGTTATGTCGAGCCGATCATTATCAACTCAGACATGACCATTATCGGAGGACACCAGAGAGCCACGGTCCTTGCAGACCTCGGGTACACGGAAGTGGAGTGTATCGTGGTCGATATTGACAAGACCAAGGAAAAGGCACTCAATGTTGCCCTTAATAAAATTACGGGCGAATGGAACAAGGAACTCCTGGCTGACCTTATCAAAGACCTTGAGGATTCGGATTTCGATGTCGGCATTACGGGTTTTGAACCGCCGGAGATCGAACAGCTTTTTAATTCCGTGCATGATAAGAAGATCACGGAGGATGATTTTGATGTGGAAGCGGAGCTTGCAAAACCGACCGTGGCAAAGACAGGAGATGTATGATGTCTGGGCAGCCGAAGGGTGCTTAAAGACCACGGAAGGAAATGTCATCCATTATGGATTTATCGAGCAGTTCATTGATGAACTTGGCAGAAAGTTCCATATCAAGGAAATCGCATTTGACCGATGGGGAGCTGTGCAGATGGTGCAGAACCTTGAAGGTATGGGATTTACCGTTGTCCCGTTCGGACAGGGTTATAAAGATATGAGTCCACCGACAAAAGAACTGATGAAACTGACATTGGAAGAACGGATCGCACATGGCGGACATAAGGTACTGCGTTGGATGATGGATAATGTGTTTGTCCGTCAGGATCCAGCGGGAAACATCAAAATGGATAAGGAAAAATCCACGGAGAAGATTGACGGGGCCGTTGCAACCGTTATGGCACTTGACCGTGCAATCAGAAATGAAGGTAGTGACGGAAGCGTGTATGATGACAGGGGCATTCTTGTATTCTGATGCAGCCGAGTATGATTCTGTAAAATCATAATCCGGCTGCATGTTTCTGTGTTAAGATATAGGAAAAGCACAGGGAGGCATTTCGTATGCAGGAAGAATTTTTTATGAACAGTATGGAAAAAGACCCCAAACTTAGCGGTGAGCATGGGGCGCAGACAAGGAAGTCCCTTGCACTGAAAGCAGAGGAAATCCTCGGACTGGATCTGGAAACAGTGGTAGCGGATGATGACCTTATGTATGATTCGCTGATGAAACTGAAACCGCTTGAGAACCCAAAGAAAAATCCAATGCAGAATGCACTGAGAAAATATTATTACTACAGGAATGGGAAAGAGTTCCCACGACTGAACAATTATCAGAGATGATCAGGAACGGCACTTCTTCGGAGGTGCTTTTTTTGTACCCATTTTTTAGGAGGTGTCACATGGGAATTAAGAGTTTATTCGGATTCGGACAGGCAAGGGATAAGCCTGTGGATAAGGCAGCAGATGCAGGATATTCGTTTCTGTTTGGAAGGACAACGAGCGGAAAGCCTGTCAATGAAAGAACGGCAATGCAGACCACAGCAGTATATGCCTGTGTCAGAATCCTTGCGGAGGCAGTCGCATCCTTACCTCTTCATGTATATGAGTACCAGGATGACGGAGGCAAGAAGCTGGTGCATGACCATCCGCTATATTATCTGCTCCATGATGAGCCGAACCCAGAGATGACTTCATTTGTGTTCAGGGAAACACTGATGAGTCATCTTTTAATATGGGGAAATGCTTATGCCCAGATCATAAGGGACGGGGCTGGAAGGGTGCTTGGACTGTATCCGCTCCTTCCGGACAAGATGGAGGTGCAGAGGGATGACAAAGGAAACATCTATTATGTGTATTCCAGAAACAGTGATGAGAACCCTACGTTCAAGGAATATGGAAATATCAAACTGAAAGCCGAGGATGTGCTTCATATCCCCGGACTTGGGTTTGACGGACTGATCGGATATTCCCCGATTGCGATGGCAAAGAACGCTGTCGGCATGACGCTTGCCTGTGAGGAATACGGGGCGAGTTTCTTTGCAAACGGGGCAAATCCGGGCGGTGTCCTGGAGCATCCGGGGGTCCTGAAAGACCCGTCAAAGGTGAGGGAGTCCTGGAACTCTGTGTACAGGGGCGTGAGTAACGCACACAAGATCGCAGTGCTTGAGGAAGGCATGAAGTACCAGCAGATAGGCATCCCGCCGGAAGAAGCACAGTTCCTTGAAACAAGGAAATTCCAGATCAATGAGATTGCAAGACTGTACAGGATACCGCCACATATGGTCGGTGA